AGAAGATCTTGTCACCGAAATGGGCATCCTTCAGGAGGCGAGCTGCGTGTGACAGCTCACCAAGGCTAAACCCATACCTCAACACAAGCTGTTCGTCCGACACAAAAGCTGTGCTTTCTCCGATCAAATGGTCGGTGAGATAACCGACGGAGACTTTCCGGGTAGCGGCAGAAACATTGTATTTCTCTTTGAGGGTCGAGATAATGACATTGTTTCCACCCTGACTACACGAAGCAACAACCCCGGCATTATGATGGAACGCTCTACTATGGATGGAACCACGTCCAAGTAAATCGCCATCTTTCTGTCCAAGGGCACGTAGGACAACGCCTAAGTTCATCTGTGGAACTACATTCCCACAGGCATCGAAGAAAGGAGAGAACTTGAGAAATTGTAAACTCTGAATGTTATCACAAACGGAGACTGTGACGATGTAACCGACACGCCGCGCGCAACGTATGATGATATCTTGCATATCTGAACGTAATGGTTTCAGAGCCATGACGTCGGAGTAAATAGACAAGAAGATAACCAAGTTTGCCATATTATTTAATAATGTTGTGAGAACTGTTCCAGAATACTCAATGGGTTGCAAGGGCGAAATCCTAAACCCCTTGCCATGTTTTACCCCCGGATTACTCATTATGAGATCGGACTTGCACTGGTCAATGACTCGTCGCATTAGATCTGACCATTCCGGACAATCCGAAACGATCTCCTGAAGTAAGTCAAATATTGCGGGGCCATTGCTGGCATCACATTGACTTATATCCATATTGCACCTAAATACGCCATCACGGCATAGAAAAGCAGCACATGCATCATCGGAATAGTACACAAATTCGTTAAAAGATGGACTGATCAAACGCTCAAAGACACCTTTCAATGCATTAACATCTGGGGTGGCTATAAATCGGGCCCGCATGACACCGATCGATATATCTTCGGAAAATAGCTTCTTAAGGACTCTTGCAAGCTCTCCGCCTAAAAGTGAGCCCTTCGTGGTGAGGTCATTTACCATGCGTGGATACTTCCGGAGTTTGGCAAACTCTGGACACTTGACCTTGCCCATAACTGTATCCATCCACTTACCATAATCAAGAAGCCCACTCTCTAAGAGCTCCTTGTAGTTGTAGATACGCACCTTCCGTTTCGGATGTGGTTTAGAAATATAATTCTCCCGAGCGTCATGGTGTTCTAAAGAAACGGTATATGCACGTCTGCACCGACTTCTTAATATTCCAAGCGTACGGTTTAAGAGTACCAGAAAGGGGCGTGGGGAGGAAGAGAAGCGATCTCTTTGCGCGTATTGAAACTCCTCTTCCACCGAAATGCCATCGATAACGCGCGCACAAGTCAACCTAGTCAATGCCTTCTCTAGGTTCGTAGAAGAGTCAGCATAAACAACCCCAGTGTGGAAGACACTGGGCCCAAAGAAAGTCTTATAATGGTCACCCCGAACAGAACTCTTACCTTTTAGCGTGAATGGTAGTTTGCCAGACCACAACCACACCAAGTTCCGTTTGGCGCATTTGAAATGTTCATTGTAGATGAAGAGCTTATCGATTGTGCAATCAATAGCTCTCTGTCGATACATTCCAACATACGCCAACCCTTCGAGGTGACCAAACTCCTAATAAACACCATCGGGCTGCCGGTCGTGGATTGCCGGACGCGCCCGAATACACCGCATGCTGCTTTCCCTCTCAACCTGTATCGTCTGCAACGCGCTCCGGATGGTATCCAGGAAAATAAACGGAGGGAGATCCTTGGCCTCGTCTATTTCACGCACTGCTCCGACAACAGTATTGAAAATGGTAGACCTAGATGTGTCGCATTGCAGATAACGATTGAAGATATAATCATACAATCGCTGGCTGCGATAAGCGACCCTGTATGTGTCAAATTTAGTGACACAAAAATCATAGATCTTACGCTGGGTGGCGTTGAGCGACAGATACTCGTCGTAACGCACTTCTTGTACAGTACTAATGCGGGTCGCAGCTTGTAAATTTAAAATGGTGTACAAGTGCGATAACGGACCAGGGAGAGACAACAATTCTGTCGCTCTGGCCGTCACATTAGTGTCCGCCCCGCGCGTGATGCGCTGGTTGGAACACCATTTGGAGTAACACCAACTACTCCAGGTGTTAGGTAGGAAATCTTGCGCGCAGTGCTCGAAGATGTAGCACACCTCAAGATCTTTAACGGCGCGGAAACGCACAAGAAGACTTTCCCTTGGATTGAGATCTTCGATCTCGTCATCCTCGTCTCCCTCGGGTGTATCGAAAGTGGAATCACTAACAGTGAGAATGGACAAAACAGACAAGTCATCCACATCATTGAACACTGCCATCTCAGTAACACAAACGCCCTCTGTTGAAGCAACTGACATCCAGTCAGCTTCATCAGAGATGCTTAGAACGTCACTAAAGAGATCCATTGCAGGATCGTAATCATCATCAATACCACACCACGTAGAGAGGCTCTCATCAAACGACCAAGAGAGTGCGTCGTCATGCACACTCTCAGCCGGAGAATCAAGCATTGCCAACAGTCTGTCAATCGTATCACGCTCATGATCATCGAAGTTTACGATCATGGGTGGAGCGCTTGGCACTGGAAGAGGCAATGGAGGGAAGCCTGGGGGTGGACTATCATCAAGTATGGATCGCTCACACTTGAGGACCTCAGGCAGGTGAATCGCAGCAGCACCGGCGGGGGGGGCCGTGACAACAACAGTAGGTCGGTAGCCACCTGGCGGAGGTGGGACACGACCATTACTGCCGTAATGCATTAAAGCGTGCTTGCGTGGACGATCACCGCGATCAATATCGTCCGTATTAGTCCAAGAACCTTGAGCACCATTAAGGTCAGACGGACGACAGAACAAACACCTCAGACACAGAACTATATTATTACAAATGTACAGAACAACAACAAGACCCTCAACAACCTCACACACAGACCACTTGCGTAACATCTCGATATCGGCAAGAACCGTAGTTCTCGCGTCATCCTCAAGACTACGCACGCGTCAAAAGACAGTGGTGTTCCATGGAGTCAGGAATGCTTCCATGGAACCAGTGCCAGCCGTTGGGCCGACAAAACCACTGAAAGTGAGGGCACACAATGCGGAACCAGGTGCGTTCACGGCGAAATAAACCACCATGATAGCACTAGCAGTGACAGTAGCGCCTGGGGGCGCCATATAACTAGATAGGGTTCCATTAGCTATGACGTTCACAAAGTTTCCATTCGCGATTGACACGGCAGGAGCAGTGAGCGTCCATGCGGTGTAGCCAGACCACTTGAGTACAAGTATGAAGTTACCATACTCAAGATTTAGAGGAAGGGAAACGGTGTTATTTCCAAAAGTGAGATTCTGGAAGTTGCTCGTCACGGCAGTCATCGCTGGAAAAACATTTCCGGCAGCGGTGAGGGCATTGCTGTAGTAATGAGAAGAGATCACATTGCTCTGCATGTTAGTAATCTGAGGCTTCATGAAGCGGAAGCGGTAGTGAACGTGAATTTCGCCAAGTGATATTGAGGCGGAATTGGTAGGCACATTGGTATTCACCACTTGGAAGAATCCCATGTCGTACAACCGTAGGTCAGCGCCGGCGGGAGGGTTGCCGGTACGGACAAACAGCACGTTTGTAGGATTCTGATTACGCTTGCACTCCACGGCAAGATAAAGGTGATCATATGGCGCCCCAACCACGGCAGCGTCGGAAGCTTCCATGGTTTGCTTATTAGAGAAGGGAGCAGCGGTAGCGTTAGATTGGTAGGACATGAGAACGTTACCCATTGTTTGAACGGATCCAGTGGTCGTAGACATAGCCTTCGACACGTTTGGTCTAAATTCAACCACGAGTTGGTCAATCACATACTCGGCGTACTGTGATGCCATAGCGCTCGCCCAAGCAAAGGTGCCCGCTTGACCCGGATTGATCGGGTAATTCTGTGAGACAAAGCCAGCAGAAGTGCCGGAGACCAAATCCCCGACATATTCACTGTGTTGCAAAACCACG